AGGCGCGGTGGCGTAGTACACAAGACCTGCATTGGAAACAAGCGCACCAATTGCGTAGGTAAGTGCAGGGTTGTACAGGGCTGGCGCACCAACCAACAGCGTCGCACCCTGAGTGTGGAACCGAATGTACCCATCGCCAAGTTCAAGCACCATCGTTTGTGTTGTGCTGTAGGTAAACGGGATCAGTCGAGTGCGCTTTGCGCTGTTCTTGACTGCTCGCACGAACGCTGTTCCAGGTCGGTTCTCTGCCGGCCCTTGCGGCATGGCAATGAAGTTCCGTAACTTTGCCGCCCCAGTTTGGAACTTGACATCGTCAATGCGTCCAAACATCTCAGGCGACAACTCGCCGCCGGCGAACGAACGGAAGAAGGTGCGCGTCGTAGGCATGTTTATCTTCCTGCTGACCAGGGAACGATGTGTTCCACCTTGATGTTTCGCATGTTTGAGTCACTTGTTCGCGCCTGAGACAGATACCCAGCCATCATCTGTAGGCATCGCTTTGCTTCAGCAGACCCAATGTCGCCCTTGATGATCGGCCCGGCAAGCATTGATGCCAAGTGCCAAGACAACGTCATCACGAACAGCGGCGTGAATTTCGTCGGGTCAGACACAAGGGACTGATACCGAAGCATTGCACTCGCCTGGTTGGTGTAGATCACACCTGCACCAAGTGTGTCAGCCTCAACGGCGTACGGCTGCGGGACGTACTGACCTGCCGCAATGAGCGGCGAGTAGTTGTGTCCAAATGACGGGCTGTCAGTAAAGACGAACTGCGTTGCGTAGTCGTTGGCAGCGTCAGGGGGCAGCACACTGACAATGGTCACGCAGTCACCAGGCACTGCGTATGCGTACTCCCATTGCGGCCACACGTTGGTCACTTGTGCAAGATTGACACGCTTAGAACCAAAGTTCCAGTTGTGCATTTGCAGCAGGGAGTCGCGAGCAATGGGGTAGAACCGGGCGCACAGACCTGCCTGAAACGATGCTTCAGGTGGGTTGATGCTTGAGACTGTCGCCTCATCCCCGATGTGTGATAGAGCAAGGTTGCAGATGTCAACTTCCGATGCCATAGAAACCTCCTAGAAACAAGGGGGAGCCGTGGTTTCCCAGCGACTCCCCCCATGCGGCAAATCAAATCAAAGGATCAACCCTCGTCAACGTCCGCTTCATCATCCGAAGACTTACGCTTGCCCTTGGCTTTCCACTTCCTTCCGGAAGCATCAACCGTAGGTTTGGTAATTCCTTCGTCCCAGGAACCGTCAAGAATCTCGACGTTGCTGTTCCGTGGGCCGCTGTATTCAAAGATGTCTCCAGGCTGGCGAAGACCATTGTCAACGAAACACAGGATTTTTGCTTGAACCTTTGGCATAAAACTTTCCTATTAAACGATTGAGAAACCGGAAGCATACGAACGCTTGCCGTCCTGAATGTCCAAGACTAGGTCAGCAGAAATTGCACCAGTGGTGAAAGTACCAGTGGTAACAACTTGTGCGCCGAGGTACTGAAGTGCAGCAGCACCGAGTTGCTGCGGACTGACGCGGACAACAACTTGCTGACCAACGCCAAGGTTTGCAGTCAGAATGAGGCTGACTTCGCCAACAACAATGTTTCCAGACGCAAGCGTTGCACTGCTTGACGCTACGGCTTGGAAAGTTGCGTTAGTGCCGCTGGCAAGAGCGGTAGTCACGGTGAAATACACATACAGGTCTGTTCCAGAACCGATGTCGCGGTTCTGAGTTCCCTGAGCAACCGTGTACAGACTGCCGGATGCAGTGGCAGAGTACGCGGTGTTTGCCTGAAGATTCACAACGTCAGCACACACATAGGTGGCCGCAATAGTAATTGCTCCAGTCGAACCAAAGCGAAGGTTTTGATCTAAAATCATTTTGTTGTTCTCTTTCTGTAGAAGTATTAGGTAATACGGGCTTCGGCATTGATGAGTGAATCAACGCGACGCAACGGAACTCCGAGGAACGACAAGTAACTGCTTGCCGTGCCGAACTGTGAAAGTCCTTCGTTGATTTTGAGGACGGCACTGCTCTTGTCAAGCGCAGCAACCGACAGACCGCTGTGAACGGTACGGTTCATGTAGAAGGCAGCACGACCCATCGCCAAGTTTGGGATGCGATACATGGCGCGTGCCATCATCTTGGGAAGTGCGGTGGCTGCGCCGGCTGCTTGCGAAACAGTCTGAGCAAACAGATCGCTGATGTCAATGTTGGCAATACGAACAACGTAACGCCAATCCTTGACAACAAGACCGTTCTTCCATTGATAACGGGTTGCATAAGCCTGTAAACGGTTTGAACCGTCATACACAGTTTGCTCACCAAGATCCTCGTGAATCAGTCCTGCCTTCGATCCCTTTGGGAACGGGCAGTACACGGTGTTGTCACCCCAACAAACAAGGTACACCGAGGTATTGTCCGAACCAGTGCCACCAGCATCCAGAATGTTCTGGCCGTTGCTTGCGGAAAGACTTGAATAACGGGCTGCAAGACCAAGGAACGACTTTGGTTCGATGGCAGGATTGCCGTAGAACATGGTCGTAGCCTGGGTCTGATTCATTGCCTCAAGGAATGCAACGTCTTCGGACAAACGGAACTGAGCCGTGTTGCCGTTGAGCATTGCAAGATCCTTGTCAACTTCCGAACGAGCCTCAAGCATGCCGCATGCTTCATCAACCTGAACGGTTGTTGATTTGGTGTTTGGGATGCCTTGGTTAAGCGCACGCCAATACACGGTTGGAAGACCTGTACGGATAACTACGCGTTCTCCGGTCGGCAAATTGCCTTCCTTGTACACGGCATCTTCAAGGATTTCGTTAGATTGCGAAAGAAGTTCAGCAATGACCGGAACACGGCCATCTGGATCAGTACGCTTTGCCCAATCAGCAAGCGTTAAGTTAGTAGCGGTAAGAGTTGCCATAGTAGTAATTCCTTATAAATTAGGACTGTTTGGAATAAAGGAAGGCTGCTTGGCTGGCGAAGTCTCGCGGCCGTCCCTGTGTAGGGGCTGCACCGTTTGCCTGTCCAACGTAGCGGTCTTCGGAAATTGACTTACCCGCTCGGAACATAAACCGGATAAACTCCGGGTGATTTCCAAGACCGGATTCGTTCAGTAGTGATCGAAGTTCAGGTGTCCCGAACTGGTCGAGTGCTTTCTTCGCGGTGGACAAGTTCTCGGAGAGTTTCTCTCCCCCGAATTCCTTGTCAACCTTTGAACTGTCAGCCCATTGTGTACGAAGTGTCTCGATCTGCTGGGCTTGACGCGCCTCCATCTTTGGAGCCATGCGGTCAAGTACCTTCTGTGCAGCATCCTGGGTCAGGTTCAATTCCTTTGCAACATCAGCAAATGCGGTCAGCACTTCTGCGTCGAATGCTTTGCCTTCTGAGGCTTTGAATTCGTACTTTTCGGGTGCGCCCTGTGGAGCGTCAACCTTTGTTGCGTCGGGTTCGACAGCCTTGGTTGCATCCGCAACTTGCTGTTCCTGTCCTTCGGTTGCTTTGCCACCGTAGAGCGCGTCAGCAATGCTTACTTCGCTCTTGGGTGCAGCGTCAGCGACAGCAGTGTCATTGGTTGTTGCTGTTGTCGTTGTCAGTGTGTCTGCCATTGTGTTCCTTCACCATCGTTGGGTACAACTCCGGGCAAAGCGAGTGGATCATGTCGAGGGTACGCAGTCCAAAGTTCCGGTTTCCTTCTGCAAAGGCCATTGCCATTGCATTGGTGTTGAAACTAAGCCTAAATACTCCAGCCTGATCGAGATGTCGCCACAAGAATCGGCGACCTCGCTTGCTACTCATCAACCACTTGATATCCGATTCCTCGATTTCCTTGGACAGTTTGTCGCGCAGATCGCGTTCTGCTTTCGTGCGCTCCTGTCCACGAATGTCGAGCGGGTCATAGTTGCTCATTGGATAAATTTAGCGAGCGTTATTCACAATACGGGTACTACACCTGAGAAGGTGACGGTGATCCGTACCCTGAGAATTGGTTCATCACATCCATGAGCGCGTTCTGACCGCCGCCGGTCGGAGCCTGTGCAAGATTCTTAGCGGTCTGACTCTCTTGCTGCATCATTGCGACCTGCTCCTTTGCAGCCATCGCCTTGTTGCGTGCGTCGCGGATCAGTGCCACCTGTTTGTCGGCAACGATCAGACTTGGATCAACACCAAGCATGTCGGAGTACGAGTCCACCCACTGGTCAGCGTCAAACTTGTCCAAGACATCAGGCTTGAAGGTAGCGACTTGACCGAGGTTCCCAACGAATCTGTCAACGCTGTTGGTTCCAATGGCTCGTTGAGCCTGAGCAAGCATTGACACGAACTCAACGCTCAAGTCCATGCCTTGCAATTCGGGTGGTGCTGGCGGGACGATGCCGGCTGCAACCATGCGGGTGAAAGTGATGTCAATGAGCGGATCGAGGAGTTCGTTGTGCAGACGCTCAAGCACAGGGCCGAGCATCAGCAGTTTCTCCTCATGCCGCTCTGCCACCTCGGTCGCCGTCATGCGGGTGTCGGTGGCGTTGGCAAGCATCAGGAACAGGTCAGCGTAGAACGAACCGCGCACACGCTCGCGTACATCTTGAATGTCACCGAGCAGGTGTTGCAGGTTGAGGTTGACCTCAAAGGTGGTCTTGATCCCTGAGTTGACACCATCGACAAACGTGATACCACCAGGCAACATCTCAACGTCGCGGTTCTTCATGTTCGCCGGGACTTGCAGCGGCGGTTTCGTCTGGTAGTCGATGACCTGCGCCTTGCGTAGTTGTTCGTGTTGCAGTTGCTTGATGTCACCCA